AAAAAAGAACGTGTGTCGTTCCGAAGAACTCAACAAAGGTAATGGTACGGACACCACATTTGCAAACCATGGTTGACATATACGATACCACAGTGCAAGGCTCAAAAACACTAAAATCCTGGTTTTCAGAGTTTTAAGTGCATTCAAGTTTATTTCACTTCAATAGCACATTTGAGCGTAAATACCTAGTGTGGATTGTATGGTGATTCGTGTACCATATGAGACTTATAGAGCGTATCCATGGTGGGGGAATAGGTGATAGGTATTGGCTATGGGAGGTGTGTGGGGTGGATTGGTGTCACTCTCTAAAGGACTCACTCCGAGTGTGGTTACCCTTACCGAGTTGAAGTGGTTGTTGAGATGGGGTGGTCTATCGTTGTGTGTATCATATAGATAGCCCGATCGGTGTGAAGTAAAACTTGAAATAATTGGACGTAAAAGCCTGGAAATGAGGGGGTTGGGGCGAAATATCCGTTTCGGGTTGCGTGCGCGCCCGGTGTTATTGTACTATAATCCCCCAGGTACGTAGGACTCATATTTTTTTTACCCCCTAAAACACGTACTATCATTGAGATGCGGGTGTTTAGTTAAAGTGATACTTTAAGTGGGGGGTGTGAGATCCTGGAGGGTAGCGGGAGCGGTACTAAAAGGATAGCTTAGAATTGAACACAATGCGCCCGTATTCAATACTGCTTGATGTTGAGTGTGTAAGTGTGGGTGTGTAGGTATGATGTCTACTTACTGTGTATGCAAGAGATGTTTTCTTCAAAGCGAAGTTACAACATTTTTATGAGAATGTCAATAGTAAAGTGATGGTTTAAGTGTCTCCTTGTAGTGTCTTGATAATCAGTATATTTGCATTATATGAAGGCACGCAAGAGTACATCACAGTTCTACAAGGACAACCCTGAATCAGCGGAAAAGCGCAGAAAGTACCAGCGCAAGTTGAATAAGCGTGCAGATAAGAAGAAGTACCGTGCCGAGCTTGTTAAGAAGCGTAGGGATGCGGGTCGTTATGGCAATGGTGATGGAATGGACTACGACCATACGGAGAAGAAGTTCATTACTGCTAAAAAGAATAGAAGCAAGAAATGAAACCGCAGAAAAAGAAAATAGACCCTAAGAAGAAACGCTATGAGGCAAAGTATGATGCCCGTGCGGGATATTATCCTGTAGGTGTACGCAAGAATAATTTACAGCGTAGGGAATATTTCAGCGCGGATGACGCTCCTAAAGAAGCTAGTAGGTTGAACCTAGATCAGAGACTTACCGATGCTATTTTTGAAATTAGCGATGAGATGGGGGCTAAGGAAATAAGAACGGATTATAGAATAAATAAATACCTAGATAAATCTAGAGAATACCTATCTAATAGAATAGCTAAGAGTATGAACTCAAAAGCGAAACCTTTTGGAAATGCATCACAAGGCGAAACTGAATTTATCCCTAAGTTAGATAAGGTAGTAGATAAACTATCTACATTATCCGACAGTGAAATGGAATCCTTAAAGAAAGAAGTATTGCGTCTTAGTAAGCAGTATAAAGGTATAGACAAGGATGCTAGTACGTCTAGCAAAATGAGTTCAGCAATTTCTATTGCAGCAAATCAAGACTGGTCTAAACTAAAGCCGATACGAGAGAAAGCAGGATTAACTAGAGATGATTTAATTTCTTTAATTCAAGCCCCCTCGGATGCAGGGTTTTTGACGAAAACGGGTTTTAGTGCAGCTAGAGCTGCTTTAGGTATGAAGGATTTCAAGAACGGAGGTAAAGTTTTTAAACCTCACAACATGTACAAGAATGGTAAAGCGGTAATGGCTAAGACCATGGAAGATCACTTACGCCTCAAAAAACAAGGATACACTCATAAAAAATAAATAATGAAAGCAAAGAAGAAACCATCGGCTAGCAAGCAACACTTTAAAAAGGGTGCTGACATTAATAAGCAAGAGCGCAAAGACGTTAGAGAAGCCAAAAGAACGGCTAAAATGAATAGGTCTAATCGCGCAGGTGATGCAAGAACGCCATCTGTTGTTTACAAAAAAACAAAAGCTGATTTTGGGGAGACATACTCTTCTAAGGAGTATGAAGAGGGAGACATGAAAAAAGGTTTCAAGGCTCAAGATTCTAAAGAGATGAAGTACACTCTTAAAGAAAGACTCGCTAATCGCAAGAAATTCAAGGAGGAAAAGAAAAAGCTTGTAAGCAAAGCTAAAAAGCAAGCAAGTAAAAAGCGTGCATCTAACGATGCTGAATACGCTAAGAAAACTGGACGTAGCTTACGCTAACTCTCTAGCATTTTATGGAATTGTTGAATGAGCAATCGGGCTTTCTGCGTTAATGCGTAGCGAACTCGGTAGCTCATTTTTGTTTCTTCATAAAATAACTGTTGATCGGGGGTCATTTTACCAGGTGAGAGCCTATCAAAGTGCTTATACACTAAATCCTTGTGCATAGCGGGGTATATAAATCGCTCTTTTAGCTTAATACTACTGCGATTCATCTTTTCAGCGACATAATCAGCGGTCCAGAACTCCAAATCCACGCAAAAAAGCATAATCATCATAAAAGTGTAGTTCAGATCGTGTTCCTTTTTCATGTATTTGAGTGCAAAGTCTAAGTTTTTAAGCTTAACGAACTCCTGATTGTATTCATAGGAGCGGAGTTTAGCGAATTCTCGCATCTTCTTCTTCTTACTCCTCTTTGACTTCATTAAATTCCCTATTTTTGATAAAAATACTAATTAAGATGACCAACATAGACCTTTTTCTACAAGAGTTTACCGATAAAGCAAAGGAAATGCAGGAATTATTGGATAAATACAGTCTTGAAGAAGAAATTACTATGGCTATTGGAGCTTCACACACCGATTGGGACTTAGAAGAGCCAAAAGTACAAATCGCATTCACTTCTAACGCTCCAAATTTGGATGATTTTGATGAGTTGTTAGCTTTTATACAGCAAGCAACGGAAGCGGAGAACAGTCCAAAAGAAGGAACGATAGATTGGTGGATTGATAAGTTTGGTGACGATACACTAAATTAAAATGAATCTAATTCGTAAGATTGTAATCGGGCAAAACCCGAAAGACGCTATGGCGTACTATGTTGGTATGCGTGTAGGGGAAAATAAAATAGTAGTAATTGAATTTAATGAAAGAGGGTACTACAAAACTGGTGAGCGCACCTACAAAATCTACATAGAGCATCCCAAAGATGGAACTATGTTTTGGAAGGAAGTTGCGAATATGCCATGTATAGTGGAGTACGACCTCAATTTTTAGTATGAGAGCATTAGGTATGTTTGTTGTCCGACTTCCAAAGAAGTTTAGGGACACGATTTCTATTGCGGGGCAAGAGCTTTACCTCGCTTCAAAGTTTGATGAATTTGGTAACCGCATTAACTATGCGGAGATTGTATCCACTCCTGCGCGCCACGATGTGGATGCGAAGCCTGGTGATATACTTTACTTTCACCATCACGTATGTGTGGAGAAAAGTTTACATCTAGAGGACGATTTGTATCTCGTTCGGTACGATCCGAATGGTGGATATGGCTCTCATGCCTATGCATATGAGACACCCGATGGTGAAATCCATATGTTATCGGATTGGGTTTTTGTGGAGCAGCCTCAAAAGGTTACTGAAAAAATAGTAGAGGGTATCATCATCTTGGAAGAAGATAAGGATGCTGACCATGGATTCATTAGGTATGCCAATACTGACTTAAATTATCTAGGCGCAAGCGTTGGGGATAAGGTCTATTTCTCTAAACACTCGGACTACGCTATGGAAGTAAAGGGTGAGACGCTTTGGAGAATGAAGAACGATGACTTATTATACGTGCGTAATGGGTAGAAAGAAGTTTACATCGCTAGATGCTGCACAACGTTTGATGGGAGCTATGGAGATAGCAATCAACAATATGATTGAAGAGGTAAAGAAACCTGTTGATCCTGAGCTTAATGGTTCGGGTCGGAAGGCGGAACTACAGTCTATAAAGCAAACTGCAACAGATGCACGCGAACTTCTACAAGAGAGGCAAAGGTTGGAAGATATGATACGCTCCCTAAAGGATAGCGGTGGTATGTCGGAAGAGAACGACTTCTCAGGAGGATTTGCGGAAAGGTTTAGTAAGTAATGGCAGGACTAGTAGACATAGAGGAATATGAAGACCCCGTAGTAAATGTTTGTTCAAACGATACGAGTGGCGAGGTTATTGATATTTCTGGTCTTTGCATTCAACTTCCCGAAGTTCCCGAAGATAAAGAGATACTGTTTTACGACTTACCTGAGAAGGAGCAGTATTGGCGTAGGACTCCAATGCCTAAAGACCTACTTACCATCCGTTCTCAGGATGAATGGGCGGAAAGTCCAAGAGAGTTTAGAGCTAAGTACACCCCATATATTCAAAAAGAATTTACACGTAGGCGTGAGGGAGTATGGTTTTATAACAATGGGAAGCCCACTTACCTAACGGGTCGCCACTACATGATGCTTCAATGGAGCAAAATTGATATAGGTTACCCATCTTTTTTAGATTTTCAGCGTAAGCTATTTACTCACTTTCTCGCATGTGAGGTTGACTCCCGATCACTAGGTCAGATATACACTAAGTGTAGACGTTCGGGATATACCAATATGAGTGCATGTATTGAGGTTGATGAAGGCACTCAAGTAAAAGAGAAGCTCTTAGGTATTATGTCTAAGACGGGTAAGGATGCTCAAGAGAATATATTCATGAAGAAGGTTGTGCCTATCTTCAAGAGCTATCCATTCTTTTTTAAGCCTATACAAGATGGTACAACAAATCCTCGCATGGAGCTTGCATTCCGTGAGCCTTCAAAGCGTATTACCAAGAACAACAAGACTTCGCATAAGGGTGAAGCATTAGATACTATCGTCAATTGGAAGAATACTACTGCTAACGCATACGATGGGGAGAAGCTCCACATGTTGTATCTTGACGAGGCAGGAAAGTGGGAGCGACCATTAGATATTCAAGATGTATGGCGTATACATAGAACATGTTTAATAGTAGGTCGTAGAGTGATTGGAAAGGCATTGGTCGGTTCAACAGTAAACCCGCTAGACCGTGGTGGCGCACAGTTTAAAAAGTTGTACTACAACTCAGACCCTTATGAAAGGAACTCCAACGGAAGAACAAAAAGCGGTCTGTATAAAATATTTATACCTGCATATGACGCGCTTGAGGGATTCTTTGATAAACACGGAAACCCTGTTGTTGACGACCCGAAAGAACCCGTGGAAGGATTGGACGGAGAAGTTATAGACATAGGTGCAAAGACTTACCTCAACAATGAGCGTAAAGCATTGATGGGCGACCCTTATGAACTTAATGAGGTTATCCGTCAGTTTCCATTCTCAGAAGACGAAGCATTCCGCGACTCTACCAAGTCCTCTCACTTTAATATCGGTAAGATATACGAACAAATAGCACATAATGAAGAGGTCTATCCTTCACCTGTTATACGTGGTAATTTTATGTGGAGGGATGGGGTTCAAGACAGCGAGGTTGTATGGTCTCCCGATAGAAACGGAAAATGGCGTGTTTCATGGTTACCCCCTGAAGGAACAAGAAACAGTAAAGTGTCAAAACACGGTAAGTATCATCCAGGAAATCCACTTATAGGAGTGGGGGGAGTGGATAGCTATGACCTTGATAAGACTGTAGATGGTAGGGGTTCTAAGGGTGCATGTCATTTCTACAATAAGTTCAATATGCAACACCCATCAAATATATTTGTAGCGGAGTATGCCGAGCGCCCACCCCTTGCTAGAATCTTCTATGAAGATATATTAATGGCATCAGTATTCTATGGATACCCATTATTGATAGAGAATAACAAGTATGGTATTGTACGTTATTTTGAAGCTCGCGGATATGATGAATATGTCATGAACCGCCCTGAACACTTGACTCCACCAGGATCAGCACAAAATTCTAAGACAAAAGGTATACCCTCAAACTCTAAAGATGTTATACAAGCTCACGCTCAAGCGATTGAGGCTTATGTACATGAACATGTAGGATTAAACAATGATACAGGTAGCTATGGAAGGATGTATTTTAACCGAACATTAGAAGATTGGATTGGCTTTAATATTGATGACCGTACAAAGTTTGATATGACTATATCAGCAGGACTTGCTTTACTAGCGTCTCAGAAGGCTATTAAAGAAGTAAAGAAGAGTGACCTAAGCGATAAAGTATTTTTTAGGAGATTCAAGCCTAGAGAGTTCTAAATAATTAGCTACCAGGTATTTAGTATATTTGCATAAAAGTGGGTTTACCAATATACTGAATATGTCAAGTAAAAAGAACTACGGAAGCTTTCCAAACCCGTTAGCGTCATTTGTTGAAAAGTCAGCCAAGTCTTACGGACTCAAGTACGCTCGTGCTATCGTAAGTCAATGGGGTTCTTCAAATGAATCTAACTCTCTCTATGGTCGTAGAATGAAAGAATTCAACACCAATAGAGATTATGCGAATGGAACTCAAGATACATCTAAATATAAGCAAGTACTTAATTCACTAGACCCAAACAATGGGGATGGAACACTGCTAAACATTGATTGGTCTCCAGTACCCATCATTCCTAAGTTCGTAAAGATTGTAGTAAATAAGATTCTATCACGTGAGCCATATCCAAACCTAGAAGCAGTAGACCCACTATCGCTAACAGAAAAGGAACGCAAGAAAGCTGAGGTTCAGGCGGGAATTGAAAATCGTGAGTTCTTCAATAAAATGAAGGAAGCGGGATTAAACCCAGGTATTGAGGTGGATAAACTACCCGATAGTCCCGAAGAAGC